TATTTGGTAGGATTTTGCATACATTCGCATAAAAATTTATCTTAAAATCGTCTTAGATGATGAAGATAAAATCCTTCTAGATAATGCTTTAAAACGAATTGAAAATGCACCTTTGATTGATAAAGAAGGAAATTTAAGCTCTTTAAGACTTAAAATTATGCAAAGAAAGGACAGGTTTTAGCTTTTTAAGGCAAGACTTTAAGGAGTAAAAAAGGTTGGGTTGAGTAGGCCTTAGGCGGGTTAAGGGAGCGTAGCTCCTTATCGCAAGGATGAATTCATTTCATCTGCGAAGTTAAAAAGGACAGGTTTTGACTTTAGATAGTGTTAGCAAAGATTTATTAAAGCATTTTAATGCGATAGGCATAGCAAATTACGAAGATGTCAAACAAGGCGGACTTTATCTAATGCTTGAAAGCCTAACAAGTATTAATCATCATAAAGATAGTGTGAATTTTTCATTGATTTTTAGTTCTCATACTTTTAATAAAGATAAAGATTCTTTGATTAAAAAAATAGATGAATTAAGACTAAAACTTTTTGAATTTGATACAAGTAAAAAGCTTTTAAGCAGTATCGAAAGCGGTTTTATAAGCAGTTCTTTATTTGCTTATAGGCTTAAATTTAATATAGAAATTTTTTCAAAACCAGAAGGAGAAGAAGAAAATGAAAAATAACCCTTATTTTAAAGAAAGCGAATTTAAATGTAAATGTGGCAAATGTGAATTGCCTCAAAATGTACCAAGCGATGAGCTTATAGACACTTTATGTGAAATCAGAGAACATTACAATGCTCCTATTATTATAAATAGTGGATATCGCTGCAAAGAGCATAATGCAGAGGTTGGTGGAGCCCCTAAAAGCCAACACGCTATAGGAAGTGCGGCAGACTTTGTCGTTAAAGGGGTTAAGACAAAAGATGTTCATCAATATATTTTGCAAAGATATGATGATAAACCTTTTGGAATTGCCATAAAGCATAATTTTAATGATCCTTATGCTGGGTTTGTACATTTAGACACTAGAGGCAAAAAAGCAAGATGGACTTATGCTTAAGGAAAATATATGTTTAGTTTTATTTTATCAAGGTTTTTAAGTCCTTCAAAAATAGCTTTTTTTGTTCTAATTGCTCTTTGTGGTTTTTTATATTTAAAAAATAATGCTTTAGCTTTAGAAAATGAAAATCTAAAACTTAAAGCTTTGCATTTTAGCAATGAAATCAATGTTTTTAAAGATAAATTAGCCCAGCAAAATAAAGCTATTGATAAATTAAAACTTGATTTAAAGCCCAAAGAGACTTTAAAAGAAGTTTTAAAAGTGGATAAGGTTTTTATTAAAGATAAAAGCTGCCAGAGTGAACTTAAAGCTTATAAAGAATTATTTAATATTTTAGGAGCAAAAAAGTGAATGATAAAATGAGAATTTTCCTATTAATTATACCTTTTGTTTTTTTAAGCGCTTGTGCTTCTAAAGATATTTTGATTAAAACTGAAATCAAAGAAGTTAAAGTTCCTATTAAATGCCCTTTAAAACTTCCTTTAAAGCCTTTAGACAAAAAAGACTTAGAAAGTGCTAAAGAAATCTCTAAATATTACTTAGAAGTTGAAAATATAGCCAAGCTTTGCACAGGAGAGAAAGATGAAAGAAAATAATAAAATGATAAATCAAAAAAGCATTGCAAAAGATCTTCTTATAGCTCTTTTGTTTTCAACTTTTGCATTAGCTTTATTATATTTATTTGAAATTTTTACAAGGAACTAGCAATGAAATTAGAAGATATATTTGTATATATGGTTTTAATGATAGTAAGCTTTATAGCTGGACTTGTAGGAATTGTAACAAAAAATAAATTAAGCAAAGCTCTTAATTTAAAAGGTAAATTTACACTCTTTTTAAAAGGTATGCTAGGTTCTATGTTTGTAGCATATCTAGTTTTTGAAATTGTAAATTATCTTAATTTTGGCATAAAGCTTAGCGTTGCAGTGGGTGGTTTTGCAGCTTATATGGGGACAGATGCATTGCTTAAAATTGAGCAACTTGTAGAAAAGCTTATAAATAAAAAATTAGATAAATTGTAAGGCTTTGTATTGACCCTTGTATTTTAAAAGGTTTTAAACGCAATTTAAAGCTTTTTAAAACTATATTTGAAAATAAAAAGAAAGCAAAAATGGATAAGTTAGAAATAAATGAAATTAAATCAAGGCTAAAGGCTTTAAAATTTAATCATAAAGAAGATAAAAATTTAAGAAGAGATAGGATTTTAAAACAAGGCTTTAAGGCTTTTGTTTTTGAATATTTTCCTCATCATATCAATTTTATCAAAAAAGAAAGCTCTAATTTTAGAAATTTTATCTATGATAATATTGATGAATTAGAAAAGAAAAATAATCATCTTTGTTTTAAAGCTTATCGTGGAAGTGCTAAAACAACGCTTTTAGTAAGACTTTTTACTCTTTACTCGCTTTTAAGTAATAAAAAGCAATATGCTTTAATTATATCTTCTACTTTAGACATTGCAAGTGAAGGTATAGCAAGTTTAAAAACAGAGCTTGAAGAAAATGCTAAATTAATTAATGATTTTGAAATAAAACTAGGCGATGAATGGACTAGTGAAGCCATAGTTTTTACAAGTTTTAAAATACATAAAAAAATTAAAGCTTTTGGTAGTGGTAAAAAGATAAGAGGAACGAATTATCTTGGCAAAAGACCTGATTTAATTATCTGTGATGATATGGAAAATGATGAAAATGTAGAAAGTAAAACGCAAAGGGATAAACTTTATAAATGGTTTAATAAAGCCATTTTAAAGTTAGTCGCAAGAACACAAGAAAATTATTTATACTTAGTCGTTGGAACTATTTTACATCAAGATAGTCTTTTAAATCGTTTAAATGATGATAAACGCTTTTTAATTTATGATTTTCCGCTTGTGCTAAGCTTTCCTGACAAACTTGATTTAATCGATAAAAACAATATTTTAAAAAGCGATTTAAAGGGTTTTAAATTAGATGATGAAAATTTAAACAAAATAGAAATTTTAAAAGAATATTTTGCTGATACTCAAAGTTTTTTTAGCGAATATCAAAACAAAGCATTAAGTACTGAAAATGCTATTTTTAGCGAGTATAAAATCATAGAAAAAGAACAAGATTTTGACCTTGTGGTTTTAGGGATTGACCCTGCACTTGGTAAGGCAAAAGGCGATTATTTTGCCATTGCTGAGCTTAAAAAAGTAGATAAAAATAAATTTCATTTAAAAGCAAGTGGCTATAAAATATCTCCTAGCAAGATGATAGATGTGATATTAAAGCTTTATATCAAATACTTAAGCTTAGGAAAAATAGTAAAAATAGCCATTGAAACAATAGCCTTTCAAGAGTTTTTCAAAGATAAGCTCAAAGAAGAGGCTTTAAAACTGGGAATTATTCTAAGTATTTGTGAGCTTAAAAATAAAGTCGCAAAAGAACTTCGCATCGATAGCTTAGCACCTTACATTAACGACGGCACGATTTTAATAGACAATAACTCAAATTTACTTATCGAAGAAATGCTAACCTATCCAAAAGCAGCACATGATGACTTGCTTGATGCAAGTGAGATGGCTTTTAGAATCGCTTGTAGTGCAGCAAATGCAGATTATAAAGCAATCAATAGAATACTTAGCAAAAGAAAGATTAAAAAAGGATTTTTATGAGAATATTAAACAAAACAGCAAGAAAAAGCGTAACAAGTAGTGTTGATTTTGATAGCATAATCGCTGCTTTAAATAGTGAGAATTTTAGCGAACTTATAAGTATTTATGATTATTTTAAACGCTTTGATCCACAAATTGCCTCTGAAGTAATGAAAAGGCGTTTTAAAATGTGTTCTTTTCCTATGTTTATTACTTGTAAAGACGAGACTCAAAGAATATTTTTACAAAATTATATATCAAAAAGTGATTTTAGGAAATTCGTCTTTGAAATGAGTGCTGCAGTAGTTTATGGTTTTGCTGCTTTTTTACTTGAATGGAAGGTAAAAGATTTAAATGTTTTTCCAAAACTAAAATACATAAGTCCGAGATTTTTTTCGATGGATGATAAAGAAAGGCTATTTATTTATAGCGAAAGTAAAAAACTTTTTGTGGATGAGTGTGATGATATATTTTTGCACTTACATCCAAGCGATTCAGGTTCATTCATAGAACAATCCCTTTTTTATAATGTTGTAAGCATTGCGGTTTTAAAGCAACTTGCTATGAGTAAAAACATTTCTTATCTTGATAATTTAAGTGTGCCACCTATCATTGCAAAAACAACCAATGCAAACAGCGATAAAGAAATAGAAGAACTTTTAATGCAACTTAGTAATTTAAGAAGTGCAAGTGTGGGAATTTTTAACAAAGATGACATGGTCGAGCTTTTAAACTCAGGGCTTTCTACTTCTACTTTTACAGATTTTTTAAGGTATTGTGATGAAGCTATTTCAAAATTAATCAGCGGACAAGTTTTAGCAGGAAATGCGGTGCAAAATGGTACTCAAGCCTTAGGTAATGTACACGAAGAAGTGCGTCTTAATGTGGGTGAAATGGATACACTTTTTTTAAGCAAAAGCATACAAAAATTATTAGAGCAGATTTTAAAACTTAATTTTGCAAAGCCAGCTGAGTTTGAGTTTGTTTTTGATACAAACAAGGAAGTCGATGAGCAATACTTAGCAGGAGTTTATAGCACTATTTCTAGTATGGGTTATGAGATACCTGCTGAGTTTTTAGCAAAAACTTTTAGAATTGAAGGTTTAAAGAAAAAAGAAGTAAGCACTGAAAATTACGCATTTAACTCTTTAATGTTAGAAAAAAATAATCGTCTTAGCAAGGATAAAATAGAATTAAACTCAAGTGCAGAAGATGAGATAAGTGATGAAATTTATGAAAAAATCAAAGCCTTTTGGGAAGAATGTCAAAGCTATGAAGAATTAGAAGAAAGAATTTTTAAAGAATACCCAAATATCAGTTTTGAAAAATTAAAAGAAAGTCTGGATAAAAAAATCGCTCTTGCTTCCATGCAAGCTCTTTTGGATGCTGGCAATGAGTGAGATCGGAAGAGCACACGTCTGAACTCCAGTCAC